CCCCAACGTATAGGAGCATATCTCATGTTACGTGTTAGTAAATTTTTTAAAACTTCTGCCTTTGCTTGGTGTACCTCATCTACTATTACAGTTGACACACCTTCTAAGAATTCAGCAAGACTCAATACATCGTCACCATACTTGTGGCGTTTATCTAATATATTAAGACTTTGCCAAGTACAGATTGTGTGAGTCTTACCAAGTTCTTTTCTATCACCGAAATACACACCAACATCCAAACCACAGTTGATATAGTCGTCCTCTGTCTGCGTGACCAGACTCTTATTGGGTACCACTACCAGGCTACGCCCGTTTGTTTCTGTGATTTTGCTCAATGTCGCAGTGATGATAGTCTTACCTGCTCCGGTTGCCACTTCTTGTAGTGCTTGTGGATTTGCCAAGAAGTTGTTGATTACCTCTACTTGATAATCACGCAATCGAATTGTTTCACCTTCAGCAGGGTGTCCTTTTGGCCAAGTCTTCTCTCCCCAAAAGTCTTCTGTTATTGCTTCAAATTTTAGATCTACTGGATGTCTTTTATCTTCAATGTCTACTATTTCGTATCCTTGCTTGTATAGTACATCATTGATAATATCGAGATGATTGACGTAACCAGAACCACCGAGACCAAAGAAAGCAACCTTGCCGTCCCATCTTCCCAGCTTATACTGTGGCATGTATCTAGCATATGGCACTTCAAACTTAAGAGCGTTAGAGAGCTTCCTCCGTACATCAACCGATACTCCTTCTAATTTTATATTTACTTCGTCTTCAATTATAAGTTTACACGATGCCATGTATTAGTTTCCTTTCAGATTTGTTCCAATAGATATTTGTGCTGACATCTTCATAAACTGCTTGAAAGTCAAACTGTTGTGTATATTGTGTCACGTTGTTAAAACTTAATCCTTTCCCGCCATAACTTAAAACCATTTTAGGAATAAAATCTGCTTTGAGTAAAGGCTTTGGTAACTTGTTGTAATTAATATACACTACTTTTGTATGTTTTGCAACCGGATTATTAAGTTTATTTTTCCATATATATTTGTTAAATGGATTGCTTTTATCATCTACTCTAAATAATACTGATATTTCATTAGGATTGAAATAATTTTTTAATATTTCATGTGTTGTTTCCAACTGTTCGAATGCTTTCTTAGAATCGATTACCAAAAGCATAGGAAGCCTTTTCAATTCAAAAACACTATCAATTATTTCTTTCAACCTATAAGTCTGCGAAGGAATAACAACTGTTGCATTGTCTCTTTTGATAATCTTTTTTGTTAAAGCAGATTTTGATTCCATACTTAAATTAACTTTTTGTATATCAAAATGTTTCAAGCCGTAAAGATGTCTTCTATCATAATATAAACATAATGTTTTGCTATTGCATTTCCCAATGTCTTTTATTAAGTATTTACAGGCTTGTTCTGGTAAATTGGATAAATTATTTTCATACACACCTGGTACATATTGTTCGCTGTTCAAATCATAATCCAAAAGCTCTTCATAAATTTCTTTTATTTCTCTATGTACAGTAAATTTTGTATCAAACTTTTTTGCAATTTGCATTAATGAAAAAATATTTTTTGGAGTAAATGCAAAATAATGAGTATGATCCTTGTAGGGGGGTTTCTGCGATAAAGGTATTGTTTGTAACTTCTGCAGTTCTGTAATCCTATCTATAATCTTTTTGCTGAATGGAAATCTAATTGCTAACCAATCTTCATCTTTATAAGTTAATATTTTTAACCAATGTGACCTATCTATTTCTCTTAAAGGCATTAATAAATTATCAATGCACGAATCTAAATCAATATTTTTCTTTTTAAATTCTTGCCTATGATTAACTAATTTGTTTTTTACTAAAACATATTGCCTATCAGTCATAGCAATACCTTTAGATAATTGTTTAGCAATACTTTTTAAAATACTTGCATCTTCACGTTTTATTATTAGACCAAAGTCCTGTTCTTTTGGAAAAGAAGGTTTTGGAATCACGATGCCAGTAAGCAAAGAAAGGCATTCTTCACAGGTCTTGGGTGTATCATTCATACCCGTATTATACTAGATTATAGATAAGATGTCAAGCGATTTAAGGGAATTCCTTGTTCTATTTCATCCAAAGTCCATTCAGTATAAGCAATATCGTTCAACCATTGTGTTCTATCAGGCATACTCGGAGAGTTGATTCTTGCTAGATCATGGTTACCTACATCGTAAGCTAAACTGTCTGGACCAACAAACACAGGTACACCCTGCATTACTGCCTGTGTTGCAGGATTACTAGACCAATTTACAACAGCGTAAGCATTAGTGCAATCAAAGTCAAAGTCGTCATAAGTTCCTTCTACATGTTTTGGGGTTTGTACTTGTACATTTTTAAATTCGTATTGTATTGCTGGAATAGGACATCGAGGATGAGGTCTTATAATAATGTTTCTATTAGTGTATTGTCTTATTAAATCTATTGACTCATACAACCAAGTTTGCACAGATTTTTGATTTCGCCATTGGTGTGATTTATTATGTTGACAAGCAATTATAATATCACCTTGTTCATTGTTAAATTGCCAAGGCTTTAAAAATAATCCAAGATCATCAGCACGAGTACTATCATTATGAAGTCCACCAAAATTAGCGTCACGATTGATTCCATTGATTGCAACTTTCCAAGTTGTACCTCGTTTCAGTCCGCCTACTTCTAATACGATTACTGGTCGGTTTTGCGATCTTGCTCTGTCCCATACAATCTTGTTTGGAGCCATGCGACCATACCATAGTACGCTCCAAATGACATGGATATCGCCATCCATATCGTTATACAAAACATCGTGACCGTTATTGTGAAGACTAGTAGCAAAGGCACTAAAAATAGGTTTAGAATTAAGTGCACCGTTCTCCGTCCATAAACTAAATTTCATTCCAGTATTTTTCATTCCTTGATTGCATCAAATCTTTTTGTAAACTGTGTCCAACATTCTTTCTATCACCTTTCATGTGATCTATCCAATTGCCAAGCACTGAATTAATAAGTGGATGTCCACCTCCACCCGTTTTTGCTGTATTAACATAAATGTCTTTACTGTAATCTAATACTTCAGGATGATATTCACGCATCTTCATAAGTATATCTCCAAAGACATAACTGTCATGCCATTCTTCTAATTGGAAAATACCATTTTCTGCATCTTCATAAACTCTTTCAAATTCTGCAAGAAAGTCTTTACAAATAGTATCATTTAAATTTAATCCGTAAAATCCACACTCAGGCCAAGTTTGAGAACCTTTTCCTCTACCAACAAATGTGATCCATTTGTTATCTGGCAGTAAAGATTTAAACTGATCATAACTCCACGGTGTGTGTATATAACTATCAGCGTCCATCCATACGCACCAATCCTTGCTTCTTTCACAAGCCGCAAATACTGAATAAACTTTGTTAGCAAATCTTATTGCGTCCCACTTGAACTTTTTATGATGATCTCTTGGACGTCGGGCCTTTATATCATCAGGTGGTATGCCGTTTGCTTTTGGTTCATTCCTCCATCTTCTCTTAAAACCCATAAGTTTAGGGAGAACAAATTCTTGACTCTCTATTGTAATTTGATCTGGATCAGGATTTACAGGATCACAATTTTCTGTAAAACAAAACATCTTAATTCTTTTGTCTACATTTTTTGCAAATGATTCTAAAAATCTTTTACCATATAATTCATATCCTTCTTTATGAAATGTTGTTACTATCTTAATATCTAATCCGTCCATGCCCATTTCCTCATGTGTGCCCAACAGCTTCCATCTTTCAGTTCATCTAATCTCCAATGGCTCATAGCTAATCGTCTTAACCAGGACTCTCTGTCATATTCATAATTTAAATTTTCTATTGTTTGTAAGTCTTTATTTGCAACTTCTGCCGCTTGACTTCTATCTGGATCAAGCACGATTACAGGTACTCCTTCTATTGCTGATACTACTCCAGGACTACTGTTATGACTTATTACACAGTAAGCATCATGTAGATCTTTTAATAAAGAAACACTTGGTGAAGAATATCTTACTTTGTGTCCTATTGCTTGTAACTGCATCATATGTTTATGATTCTTTTTATCTCCAGGATGAAATCTTATTTGTATAGGTCTGTCAGTCACACGCCTTAATGTTTGTAATAATTTGTGTAGCCATTCTATTACGGCTTCACCTTGCATACTCCATCCCATATCTCTTTGGCACGTGATTAAAATGTAATCGCCGTGACGTTTCCAAGGTTTAATTTGTATTCCCAATCTATCACGCAAAGTTGCCCATCTACTTGCATCTAGACTTGTCTTATCACAATATTCACCATTGTTAGGAAAAATACCATCATAACTATAGCGTAAGTAACCTTGGCTGTTTCCTGGATCGTAGGCTAAAAATAAATTTGCATCAGCAATTATTGTACGCCTATGCATACCTTTTTGTCCTTCTAGTACTGCTCTACGTAAATTTAAGTGGGGTACATGTTTACTACCTGGATGAACATATCCTTGTAATACACCGACGTCTGCTGGTTCATAAGCAAAAGAAGTTATAATTTGGCCTTTGTCTCCATTCTTTTGAACACCTTCTATAAAGTATTCTATAAGTTTAGGTTTTTCCGGATTCTTGTTTCCAGGAGGAATAGCCGCCATGTAAGCATTTACCTTTAATGGTCTAGTCATAAAGTTGCATCTCCTCTATCATTTTATAGGCATGGCCTGCATGAAACTCTGCTACAGTATATTGACAGTATGCGAGATAGTTTAAAAGATTTTGAAATACTCCTGCCTCAGGGTAATAAGGATTTTCTATGTCTGCAAGATTTTTGTTTGCTACAGAATCTACACAGCTAGGAGCCATTGTAAATGCTGGGATACCGTAATGCATAGCTTCTAATGCCGCCATGCTTTGATAAGTCACTACTGCGTGTATTGATTGTTTAAAACATTGTGCCGCGACAGAATGTTCCTTTATTCTATCTGGACGTAATCCTTTCTCTCTTACTATAATTGATCTGTTTGTGTATTTTTTTAATTCTGCTGTTGTTTCTTTTACCCATGTGTCTTTATCAACTCTATAAAATTGACAGGGCTTCTCTGACGGTGTTACTAATAGTATTGGACCATTTTGATCTGATGGATTTTTCCTACCAACATAAGACATATAAGGAGCACGTTGCAACAACAAATTAAATCTGTCGGGTGGCATGTTCTCTCTAATTTTTGTGTGTTGAATATTGTTTTTTACGACCCTATACCATATTTTCTTTTTCATTAAATTGCCCATGTAACCATTATCAACATAATAGAAAGGCCTGCCAGTTTCCCAACATTTCCAAATTTCCTTTCTTTTTGTCATGCTTCTAAAAGTAACAGGTATATCGTTGGGCCAAGGTGATTCGTGTAGTTTGCTTGATATATCTTTCCTATCAATGACCACTGCGTTGGTACCTACCTGCCAATGTTTTAGGATCTCATCAGATCCATCTATCATTAGCATCTTAGGGTTACTTTCCATTATTCTCCCCGTGCATCATATTGTGTAATTCATTTTTCCATAGTTGGTGGTATGTGCAATACCGATAATTTTCAAACCAAGGTCCGCCTTCTGTAAAGTGTATAGCCTTAGGTGAACCGTCTTCTGGCTCATTATACCAATCTACCAACCAATTCCATTCATGACTTACTTCACCTACTTCACTGTCATCTAACCAAGCAAATCTATGCAGATATTTTCCTGTAGTATCCGGATTATTAACAAGCTCAGTAGTAACTGCTTTATTCTTTTCGTGTCCACAATTCCATAGTACCATAGAACTCCAATTCTTTCTTGGATACAATGTTTGTTGTTGTCCGTCCATTTTAGTTCCAGGCTTGGGTGTATGATCATGATGGGCACACATTACAGCATACCTGTCATCTGCTAAATCAAATAGTTTTTGTACGTCTTCTAAAAAAATAAAATCACAATCACAAAACAAAGCCCACCCGTTAAAATTTGTAAGTTCAGGAATTAAAAATCTACTGAATGTAAATTCTGTTGAACCTAACTTATCTGTATCACGCTTATACCACCCTTGGTCCCTAAGGTCTGTCAATTTTAGTGGTATAACTTCTACGTTTTTATTTCTTGCCTCAAGACTATGTTTACAAACTTGCCAAGCAACATCTTCTCTAGTATCGTAACCTACAAATACTTTTAAACTATCTTCTTTCAATATCTTCCTCCACACAGTTCTCACCGTATTGTATTTCTACAACTTTTAACGGTTGGTCTGTTTCATTAGCCAACATGTGCCATTGTTCTTTTTTAATATGTAAGGACTTATGTTTTCCATATTTCTCAAGTGTTATATCAGTTGCTACATCTAATCCGTATACTGACGCTTCTCCTTCTGATACAAACCAATGTTCGGCTCTTTGTTTATGCCGTTGCATACTTAATTTTTTCCCTGGTTCTACAGTAAGTTCTTTTACTTTTACATGTGGACCATATTCATGCAACACTCTATAATAACCCCATTGTCTTTCAGTTTTAGGTTCTTTCCATTCCTGTAGTATCCAGCTGGATGAGTTTTGCTTTGAATCTCCTCCAACTCCAAACACAAATTCAACAAGATGATTATCGCCATACATTTTCATTTCAGGAATATTTTCTTCAGTTCTGTCGCCACCATTAGCAAAAATAATTTTTTTATTATGTGCTGATGTGCATTGTAATTTAAAAATTGCTCCACTGGCAGAGTCATCGTTATCATCAAATGATATGGTATCATCTACCATTTTAAGATTTTGAACAATTTTATGTCTTTCTTCGAACGGCATAAATGGTCTACCTTTTTTTCTAGTCAACCATTCGTCACTGTTTATACCAACAACTAGCCTATCACCTAGCTTCTTTGCTTCATTAAAAAAGTCTATATGACCTGAATGTAAGGGATCAAATCCTCCCGTAACTAAGACAATGCGTTCCATATAGATATTTATGTATGTATATAATTACGGTTTTGTGAAATGGTAAGTGTAGCTGTTAAAACCTTTGATAGGCTTACCAAATGCTTTCATTATTTCAGTTTGCATTCCGCCTATAACCTTTTTTTGAAACTTTAAATTTGTTTTTAAAAATAATTGACCTCCTGGATTCAGATGCTCAAACATGTTATCTTTCCAAAAATGCCAATCCTTTTCTTTAAATTCTCTAGTGCGTATGTCGTTAAACTGTGTGCGTAATAATGTAATTACATCATATGTGTCAGGCAATTTTACATGTTCACTAGGCATAAGTTGAAGTTCAAATAGTTTTAAATCATAATGATTATGTATCTTATATACAGGATCATCTAAACGCTTTTGTACTTCTGTGCCTGTAGCATCATGTCCTAGTGAGTTACATAATTTAACAAACTGTCCTGCACCTGTTCCTATATCAAGTATTTTACATTTATCACGTTTATTTAAATTTAAGTAATTTATAAACGCAACCTTTTCAGCAGTTTTACGATCATTAGGAGGAAAATATCCTTCCATGGCATACACCGTTTCACTATGAAACCCTGTCCAAAATTTTGTATAGTCATCAAATAAAATAGATCTTGCCCATTCGAGGTCTCCTCCTGTGCAAGTTTGTTTACTTCTATCACTTCTATATTCTAATAAATTTATCATTATTTGCTTGTAGTTGATTTAATACCTTGACATTCTGTCAAGTATGGTTTATAACATCTGATCCATGGACACAGTTGTTTACACATTATTGCATCGTTAGGCCACCAACCAATTTCATCTTGTAACTTCATTACTTGTTTAGCGGCTTCAGGATATATTACATAAGCACTATGTCCTGGTAATCCTTGTGGTACATCGTTACCTGTTAACCAAGGTACTTCATTTATTCCGTTAGTAAGTTTTGCATCATATTCTTTTGCTGAAAAGGTTGCTCCTATAGGATTATTAATACTTACAGCACCTTTTCCTGGCCACCATTCTAAAATTTTTGAGTCAAACTTTTTTATAAAAATTGCATCGTGTTCTAAAATTAAAATCGGTCTGTTTAGTGTTGCACATTTACGCCAAAGCATGTAATGACTCTGGGCCGCCGCTATGCGTTTGTTATTATCGTATGTTTTGTATGCTGATAATATCAAGCCTGTTTTAGGACACGTTGACTTTTTTCTTAATGGCCATGTGTATTTTATTTTCCACATATTTGAAGGAGTAATAGCAGGAAACTTTTCTACAGTCAAATCTGATTCGGTATCTATTATACTTTGTACGCAACGGTCAGAAAACTTTTCACTATCTTCGTGCCCTTGTATGTATATTACGTATGCTTCCATATCTTTAAAATATAACTGTCCTGTTTTTTCTTAGAACGCCAGTCGTGATGTGACACATTGTATTTTCCTATTGATTCCAAAAGTTTATGCCATTTTTCTTTGGTAAAATCATTTGCATGACTCTTGATCCATGGATTATTCATGTTCACCTTGTCTAGGTTCCAAACATCTTCTATATAATAGTTGTCAGTAAATTCAATTAGGTTTTCAAATGTTTTGCGTTGTCCATCTGGTGTATGCAGTCCGTCGTCTATTATAAAATCAAATTTTATATTTAAATTTTTAAAATACTCGTTACATTCTTTTGCTGTGCTATCTAATTTTGCATATTTTACTCTAATATTATTCAGCATTGGAAGAGCCTCAGGGGCAACTCTTTCAAATGTATCTATTGTGTAAATGTTTGCATTATTAAAATATTCTAACCATACGTTGATACTTTCACCTCTAAAGGTTCCTACTTCTAAAATATTAATTTGTTTTTTACGTAAGCGTTCAAAATCTGCTTCATACAATTCGTTGTAACTATGCCAAATTTTTTCACAACTGTGCTTTTTAAATAATTCTAACATGTTCATAGCTGTACCTCAAACTGGTCTGCATGGAAATTGTTTAGTGTGTGTCCTGTATTTTTTATAAATTGATCTACAGCATCTCTAACACCTATTTTCTTAGGCCCATAATCATCTCCTAGGAGTTTGCCTCCAGGTTTAATAAATCTTATAGCATTAGTCAGATCGTGTAAACATCCTTCGTAGGCATGACTGGCATCCACATATATCCAATCTAGTTGTTCAGTAAATGTATCAAACCATTTTGCTGTTGACATGCGATGAATAGTAACAGGCCTACCGTAAAACTTTGTTTTTACACCTTCGTATATCTTATCATAATACCTTATGAATCCTTCTGTAGTTGCTTCGCCTGTTAGCTTTGAATATCTTTCAAGATATTCTTCATATCCACCAAACTCGTTTGATCCGTCAAACACTTCAGGTGCCCATGCATCTACTAAATGAATATGTCTTGCCCTTTTAAGAAATTTTAGAGAACTTTCACCCTTCCAAACCCCAAGCTCTGCGCCAACACTATACTCAGGTATGCGTTTCCAGGTTTCGTCCGTACCTGGATTTTTGCCAAACATCATAATTTAATTTCCTTCGTATTATTTAATCTCTTGAGCAAAACCATGTACGCTTGAATGAATGTCATTATAAGGTTCGGAAAGTATTTGATACCATCCCCATTGTGCAGGAGCTAACCTACCTTCACGCATCATTTTTCTGACTAGAGAATGATCAAAATGCTTACGATGATGTATAATAAATGTGCTAGGCAAGAAACCAAACCAATCATCTTCTGGATTATTGTTTGCTATTTCTTCTACCTTTCCTTTTCCGAATTCTGGACCTCTATTCTCACGGCACATAAAACCAACAGGACCTTTTTCATATGCTTTCCTAATCCAATGGTTCAAATCAACTTGCCTGTCTATTTGTGTGTTCCAATCGACTCTTACTATTAAATCAAATCTTGGCGGAATTTTTTTTAAACAATCACTATGTGACATTATAGGAACTAAACCATAATATAAATTATCCCATTGTAATTTTTTATCTTTGTATTTTTGAAACTTACCATGTTTAATATTTGGTGCTTCCATAGGATGATAATGCCATTTTGGATAATGCATCGTAAAAAGATTATCGTGCAAGTGCATAGGTATTAGATTTGTTTTGTTTGTAAATGTATGAAAATATATATTTGATCCAGGTAGCTGTTGTTGTAATTGAGCAACAATATTAGATTGTTTATCATTTACTCCTGTAATACATACTGCTATTTGCATTATAATTTAAACCATTTCTTAATATTGTGTGCAAAAAGTTTATGGCTTCCTATTCCTGGATGTGGGTTAGGGTAATCCAAAGCGTCATCTATATGAAAATCTTTTTTAAAGTTAAAAGTTTTTATTTTTACACTAGACAACATGTACTTGTTAAAATATCCTTTGTTTATTTTCAGCGTTTCATTATTCCATTCATGCTCACCAAATACATGTCTACATTCTATGCCTTTTGATTTAAGCCATGTATCTACGTAATTTAATTTAATAATATTGTTAAAGTATACATCAAATTCATGATGATAATATCCATAGTACATTTTTATTATTTCTTTATATTCTTTTGGGTTAAAACTACTGTTTTGAGAATGCGATTGCCAAAAATCTTTTGGCATAATGTCTGACAAAAAGTTTGGCATCATGTGTATTCTTTTTATATTATCTTTAGCAAGAAATATTGTATGCCTATCAAAGTTTGACCACTGTATTACAACAAAACTTTTTTTTGTGTATTTCTTGTATTCTATTATCCTTTTTGTGATTATTTTATTACTTGCACCTGGCTCACTCTGATTATCTACGGTTTTAAAATTACATAAAGTTTTCAGTTGATTAGGCCATGCCAAAACGCTTGGCGTTGGTCCATTCGATACTCCATCCTCACCTATACAGTCTTGAAGTCCGTGACCATATGTAAAGCTACAACCAAAAGCAACTAAATCGTATTCTTGGCAATCCATGTATTCCTCCTTGCACCTGTATCAAAATCAAAATCCCAATATTCTATGTCTTCCTTATACCAATCTGCAATTTCTTGTATTGTCTTTGCATTATATAATTCTTTGTAATTTTGTTTTATGCTAGTAACGTTCCTTGCACGTGGCATAGAATCTACACCCAAATAAGTAGGTGCTTCTTTATTTAAATTTTCTAGAGTAAGTATATCACATACTACATTATTATTTTGATCTTTCACATGATGTTTTTGTGGCCACCAACCTCTGATAGCTCTATACCATGTTAATGGTTTTAAACCCCATTCATATCTTTCTTCTATAAAATGATCTAATGATTGTATTTTAGCATAGTCAGAATTAACCAGGCCTCTATCAATGGCTTGTTTAGCAAATAGATATCTACTTACTACCTTACTCCAAGGATTTCTTACCACTGCAAATGCAGTATGTGTAGATGTTATATTAGGATGAATGTCAATCCAACGTGCATGTTCTACACCCTTTGTATCTCGCTCACCATAACTTTCCATTGTTCTCTTAAAATATTTGTAATCCTCTATCCACTTTTTATTTACAGGAACAATCTTATCTTTGAAGATATCACTTTCTCTAATAGTGACTCCACCATTTTTTGGAATATGTATAAAAAGTTTTTTCATTTGTAATTTGTATACTCTTTCTCTTCTACAACATCAGAATATGTGAGAACATTTATCTTTCTTTTTATTTCTGCACGTTTATCATTATATATGTAAACATCTCTTGCTAGTTGAATAAAGTCCCAGCCAAAATTATTTTCTGCTTCACATCTACGTTTGCTATTTTCTATATCCCATAACTTAGAATTTATTTTGTATAGTTCATCTACAAGATTATTAACTTGTGGATCATTATTTAAAATTTTATTTTCTAAATAAATTAATTCTTTGTTTATGTTAAAAAGTTTTTCAGAGTCTTTGATTCTATCTTTTTTGATTTTTAAGATAGTCACTTTGTCGTATAATTCGCCTATTGATACTTCAATTTCAACTTTCATTTATTTTGATTCCTTAAAGTACTGATTATAAATGTGTTCAGCAAAGTTACTATGATGTTTTACGCTAGGATGTTCATCGTTTTCAGCTGGCGGTATACTAGGATCAAGTATTACAAAACAGCTAGTATGATCTACTTCAATGTCGTACCAGTCTACTGGATTTGGTATGTTGTAAGGCTCTTTCAAAGACGCAACAAGATCTTGTCTTGCATTTTCAAGTTGTTCAAGTGAAGGTTCAGATTCTACGCTAAGATGTATTACCTTAGCCCCTGTTGATTTTAAAAATCCGTCAGTCATTTTTTGTAATATTAGATTATTGTAATACCTATCAAATATTCCCATAGGATTTAAATAGGTATTTTTTGCACTATCTTCTATATACTGTTGAATATACTCGTCAGAATTTTTATCACTTTCTTTTGCAGGTTCTAGTCCAAAGAAATTATTAAATCCAGATATCATAGATTTCCAACTTGATGCGGGACCTGTTATGTTATTGAATGGTACCGACGTTCTAGCAGGCCACTGTAATGATAATCTACTTAGGTAGGTCCACATTACGATTACTATATCGTCTGGCTTTATATCTTTAGCAACTGCACATTGTCTTGATATTTGATGAAAACATGCTCCTCGACGTGCATAATTATTTACAGAAACACCAAGTTTGTCAGCAAGTACTTTTGGCCAAGCATGGTCACTGGGTTGATACAAGTGAATGTCTGTCCAACTAGCAGAACCACTGTCCATAAGTTTTTGTACTTCGTGTTCAGGTAACGGTTCTCCGTTTGAATCCAAGATAGGTTTTACTACATCAGGTAGTGCAAATCCTTGTGTTATTGAACAACCAAATGTATGTAGTTTAGGCATTTATTTTAATCCCGTTATCCTTTGCTCTGTGCATATGATGACTCCATTTTCCAGGACCGCTTGTTGTATATATGTGAATATTTTCTGGTGCAAAGTATACCTGAGATAGATGCAAAAATCCGCTATCGATTCCAACATGATATTCTGCTTTAGTCATTGCGTATGCTATATGTTTCAAACTATTTCTTAGTAGTTCGTTATCGGCTTGTCCGCCAACAGTTACAACTTCATAACCCTTATATTTAGAAAGTATTTTTGCTTGCCAATTGTTGTCCATGCTTCTTCTTTTTGAAGTAGAATCCCATTGTACTGTAACAAATTTCTTAGGCAAGTTTAAATCCTTACTACAATCTTCTGCAGATAATTGTGGAAAATGTTTTAGATATTTTGTAAGATCAACTCCCTGTTTGGGTTCAAAACGTTGTGGATAGTCTCCGTATATTTGTCCTTCTGCGTTTGAATATCCTTTTTGTTTTATATAATCTACAAAGTCTTGATTGCTTATAGGTTCATAATCGAGGTGTGGCATTATTGCAACACTACCTCTAGGAAATAAACTTAATATTTCTGGCCAGCTTTCTGGTTTGTGTCTATTCCATTGATACTTTGTTAAATGCAACATTACTTGAGTGTTTTCTAATAGTCCATAATTATAAGACAATAGTATGCTATGTACTCTATCACCTAATCCTGGTGCACCGTAATGAAAGTTTTTCTTTACAGTACTGTAAGCTCTCATTACTAAATGTTTCAACCGATTGCCTCCATCAGTGCAGGAATATTTTCACCTCGCTGGGGTAACAAGTCCTTTAAGAAAAAATGTACAAAATAAGCTTCTGGTAAACGCTTATCATCTATACCTTTATATAATCCATTCCAACGCCAATCCATGTTAAGTGTAGGTATAGACTCTTTCTTTACCCACCAGTTCAACAGCATTTGATCTGTTGACCATTTTTTGTATCCTACCCCATCTACGAAATCCTTGAACTCTTCTCGGTCAAGAAACTGTTTTGGCGTTTGTCCCTTTAGATGGGGTAGGAACTCTTTTGAGTTGATAACCATCAACCCCATGTTGTAAAATTCTGCACCTAGTTCATTCCATTTCCAATTAACATCTGTCAATGGTTCAAAAGCTGATTTAGAATATTTTCTTATCTTAGATTTATATTTTTTAGCACAAGGCAACTCTCTTTCTGCAACAGCACCAAAGGCATATTGTTCAGTCAATTGTTCAAATATATTAGGAGCATTATCTCTAATATAGATATCGCTGTCTACTATTGCTATTTGTCTATATTGATCTAAGTAATAAAAAGCATTTTCTTTTTCGAATATAGGCAGATAACCTAAACGTTCAACTGCTTCTTTACTACGGCCTGTTCTATTCAAATCTGGTCTAATCTTGAGTATAGGTTCTGTCTGTACAATATGTTTTAAATTGTACTTTTTACAATAGTTTGCTACGCTTTTAATACAATGTTCATATAAATTGCTTTGTTTACCGACAGCAACCTGATAGATCATTCTATCCATTTTTTGCTACTCCTATCATACGTTCTACCAAACTACCAAAGCCAACTTGTCTTTGCATTGTTAGAAGATTTCTGATACCTAAACCTTCGAAACTTTCTAATGTTAGGTGTGCTATTGCACTTCGATGTTCACCGTCTAAGAGATCAACTAGTATTTTTGCAGTACCTTTTGTAATCCAAGCATCTGCATCGTGTTTGTAAGACATAGTACCGTCTTCGTTTACCTTGCATACTACCCATAAATTACTTGCACAACCTCTAATTTTGTTTTCATCTACTTTATCTTTATCATCTAATGGTGGTACGTCTCTTGCTATGTCAATAAGATATTGTAATCTATCATGCCCTTCCAAAGGTGCCATCTCTTCGCCACGTGCTTTTATTTTTTCCAAAATCATACTACCAACCAAGATCCATTCGCCAAGGTAACATTGTATAACCTAGTGGTGATAGAACGTAAGTTTCAGTACAGTAAAAAATAATCAATACAAATATAGTTTTAGCCCACCAAGGCCATTTTTTCACTCGTTTTAATAAAGGTCCTAACACCCATTCTAATAATCTATTATAGGCTCCCCAAAAACGATCACTAATATTGTAAGGCGGAGTTTTTAATATTATTAATACAAATGCTATCCACCATACCCATATTGGGTGTTCTTCACTTACTCCATACCCAAACATGAACGGCAAAATTAATGCTGTAAGATATAATCCTATGTATTTTCTTAAATGTTCTATCATAAGTCTTTTGTAAAGCTAACATTAGATTTAAATGTAACTTTGTCTCCTTTATCGAATATCATATCAACAATACCATCACACAACATCCAATCGGCAGGCATTGCTCCATGTTCAAACGTCCAATCTAATAACTTTTTAGCTCCTGGTGGAGTAAGTCTATATGCCCTAGCACCTTCATACCAGTTACCCGGAGCAATAGGTTTTGCTTTTTTAAAGCCTTCAAATTTATATACATCGCACTCTTTTACTTCTCCCATGGGTTTCTTAAAAACAACATCATGTTCGAAAATACATATAGGAGTTTGTGTTAAAAAACATTTTTCCCATAAAAGATATTGACTTAGAAAACAACCTTGTGTGCCTGGACGTTCCAACAAGCGTTGACATTTTTTGTTTACCAATGAAGAGCGTAAATTGTAATCCTCCAACTTGACTAGTGTACCATCAACTCCTTCGTATAGTTGTAAGTTCCAACCTCTCATAGTTCCTGTTTCCATAGCCCTATTTGCCATGCTAATGCTGTCTGAATATTTAGGAAGATATATTATATAACCTTGTGTCATTTTGTCCTTACATCTAAACTTCTTATCTCTCTAAATATTTTCTTTTGCCAATGATCTGGTAACCAATGTAATTGTGCAGACTTGAATCTTTTATCTTCCTTTTTACTGCCTTTTCCCGTCATAAAAATATCTTCTTTTTTCAATCCCCAAGGTACCCATTTGTAAGGAATTTCTTGATAATATTTGTTTTTATTTTTCCATTCCGCCATGACTGCTTTTAAAACATCTTGATCAACGTACCAGTAAATTTCTTTTTCAAATGCTTCTATCATTCTAGTGCTAAAAAGGTCTCTAAACATTTGTCCGTTCTCTCCTGTGCCTAAACAAATTGCACTTGCAATAAACACAGCAGGATCTTTAGGTTTAGGCATTATAGCTACGTGCTCTGTAATGTTTCTAAAATCAGTCCTATGAAATCCATTTTTCAATACTGTATCACAGTCTAATTGTAGAATATGTTGGTGTCCTGATTTAAATATTTGATTCAATCTCATAAATCGAACACTTGCCAAATAAGTTTTCCTAGCAATAAAATCTAAATCGCCTGTCTTAAATATATGCACACCTTCTTTCATACGTTTTTTATTTTTAGCTAACAACTTATAAAAATCCATATTAGTTTCTTCGTATGAATATGTAAATCTGTATTTTTCAGATAACTCATTTAATACATTTTTGTTCATATTTCCTTCGTCAATTAAATGACAATGTACATGCATCCAACCTATTGTTCTGTTTATACTTTGTGCTAATGCGTATCCGTGTCTATCAAAATAATCATAATCACAACTGAAAAACACAATATCTTCTGCTTCAAAAGGAGGTAAAGTTCCTTGTAAATTTGGTAACTTAAACATCTGGACTCATTCCTGGCCTAAATCCTAGCACAGCGTTCTTTTCTCCTCTGCCTAATTTTCTTATCATTCTGTATCCTAATGGCATAAGCACATCGCGAATGCTGTCAATATTATAACCATATCTTGTTGGATGATCTTTTCTTTCATATAGTATAATTGGTTTACATCTTTCAATAGTATTCAATGCACCTTTGGCTACTAATGGTTCATAACCTTCTGCATCTATTTTTATAAAATCAACAAATTGTAAGTTAAAACTATCTAAAGTTTTTATCTTATATTTTCCTTTTTTTGCTTTAGGATCAATATGTGTGCTAAAACTTTTATTAGTAGATTTGATATCAACTTCTTTCTCTTGATCGCCGATACCAACAGGGTGTGTTGTTACATTGTAACATTCTTTCCAATCTAAATTTTTCTGCAAACAAGGAAACAAATTTGTATTCACTTCAAATGCATGAACAAATTCAAATGACTGAGATAGCCTAAAAGCGGTTATCCCAACGTGAGCTCCTATGTCTACTGCTACTCTTAATTTAGCACAATGAGAAATGGCTGTTTGTAATTCTAAATTTTGATATTCTTCTATTTGCCCCATGCCTTGTTTTTTAGCACTTTTAAGACAAATATCTCCTTTTACGGTTTGCCAACCGTCTAGTTCTTGATACATGGTTCTACCTGATATTCAAATGTACAACGCCAAGCCGTACCGCTTTGGTAATCGCTTCTGTCGAATTGACTCCAAGCAATATGTTCTAGCATATCGTTTCTATTGAAATTTATTTTGTTTTGCCAATGTTGTACTGCACTTTGTCCTAGTATTTCTATTGGCTTACCCAAGCATAAAGCCTCAACTGCGGCCATACTATGGTATGTAATAACTTTTTTTGCTTTTCTTATCATAGGAAGTACTTCATCCCACCTTTGCTTTCTTTTGCCTATTTTTTCTCTAACGATTAACGGCACGTCTAAGCCTTCATAGTATTTAATTGTTTTGTCTCTCCAGGCCTGGTAATCCTGTCCCATGTATCTAAATATATTACTGTTATTATCAGCTGGCATGACTAATAGATTATATTCGCCATCAGGATTCCATTCACTCCACAAGTTATCATCTAGTTCAAGTAGGTGTCGTCTACTTTCTTTTACAGGACGAACTGTTGTATTTTGTAAAGAGTTGTATGAAATACGATAATACTGAGGGCGTTTGTATCTATGGTTACCAATGTAACCATTGTCTATATGAAAGAAATTAATTGAAGGGTCTTTTTTTATTGCATCAAAAATCCAGTCATCAAAAGGATGACTAAATGCAAGTAGTCTATCTTTTTCAATATCTTCAGGTTTGATGATTGTTTTTACATCACAGAAAGTATATAGATATCTAAAAAGTTGTCCGCGTAATAGTTTACTATTTTCTGGTACTTGAAATTTATAGTGACGCATCTTCCATGCCTGCTACTCTTAACTTGACTACATTAGTGATTTGCCACTGTTTTTGATCAAGTCCTTTTAGCAAGCCGAGCCACTTGTTTCTTAGAAGTGCAAATTCATTTATTATTTTTTCATAATCAACTACGTCTGCTTCACCGTCAACATATTTTTCAACGTCTCTGCTACTCAAAGCTCTTTGATAATTTTCAAGATATTTTTTGAAAAATGAACTACGTAATCTACGTAGCTCGATATTAAGATAATTTAATATAGCTTCTATTTCTTGTAATTGATGAAATCTGTGTTCAACAATACCTGGCATTTCTGCCGCGGCACGTTCTACATTGCCTTTAAGTTTTACTTCAGCTCTTGCAGATGAAAGTTCTGATTCAAAGTGCAGTATTGCTTCTGGAATCTTGTTTACGTCTCTAGCTACTTCAGAGTACCAACCCATTAATCATCCCATTCGTCATCAATATCTTCACCATCGTCATCTATATCTAAATAGTATCCAATGGCCGCATCAAGCATATCACAACTGCCCATTGCATCTCTAAATTCTGTATCATCTGTGCCGTAATCAGCACAGACTTCTACAAATTTTTCAGCTACAATTTCTGTGTGTTTCTTGTCTAAGCTGTCTTTAAAAGTGTTCCAAATATCAACTATTTGACTGCTTTCCATGTAAGTCTACTCCTGTTCAAGTTTTTCTGTTGTTTTCTCTTGTTCTACAACCTCGATATTTACCTCAGGGTCTACTTTATTGGCATAATCTGACATAACTTTGTCCAATAATTCACCAGTCCAGTTTTTACGATATTCTTTAACTTCTGTACCTGCTGAGTCAATATATTTTAGCCTATTGCCATCTTTAACAATCAAGCCTTTTTTCTCAAACAAATCAACTAAACCACTATACGGATTCATTCCTGTTTCATAAGGAATCTTTACTTGTACGCCTTCGAACGGTTTTGCATATCTAGTCTTCATTACTTTACAACCTGCTCTAATACCACGTACATCAGTTACCTTGTTTCCATCTTCGTCCTCTTTTAGTTTCAATTTCTTCATTGCTACTACAATAGAACTTGCATAGATAAATCCTTGTCCGCCTGATATTTTGTCATCTGGATCAAACATATCCTGCGATGCATAAGTGTGGTTAGTACATACTAGTCCTACGTTATGCGAACCAATCATGTTAACTGTGTTACGTACTAATGAAGTAAGTGCCTTAGGTTTACGACCCATATCACCCTTCATGTCACCTTTGTTAAACTGATCTACATCTGTAGGTGTAAGTAACATACCCAAACTATCAATAACAAACAACACTTTAGGACGATCCTCTTCGGGCATCGCTTTATAGTCTGTCATAAATGTAGAAACTGTTTTTGCTACATCGTCAATCATTGACATGTTAAGTTTAAGTAATTTTTCTTCGCTTGTATCAACTTCTAATGCATGTAACCAGCTTTCATCTAATGCATTCTCTGAATCAATTAATACAACAAAGATACCTTGATCTTGTGCCGCCTTTACAATGTTACCTGCACAGATATAACTTTTACCTGCACCTGATTCACCTGCAAAAACAGTTACCTTACCCATTGGCACACCTTTGTGAAAGTCGCCACTAATAAGATAATTGAGTGCATAGTTACCTGTAGAAATCCAATCAGTCGGATCATTGAATCCTGCACTCATGCCTGTAATGGATTTTGTTAGTTGTGTCCTAAACTTTGTAGGATCAAAAGTTTTCGCCATAATGCCTCCTTAAATAGCCTAGTGGGGGGTTAACCCCACTAGTATATATTTTTAGTTTTGTTGTCTTTGCCTTATCATGGAAAGAATGTCTTCAGCTTTTCCACTTGTACTTGGCGTTGCTTCTACCTTAGGCTCTTCTACCTTAGGAGCTTCTTCCTGCTTTGGGGAAGTATCCACCTTTGGAGCACTAGGTGCCGGAGCAGTATCCTTACTTGCATTAGGATCGCCTGTACGTGCTGACATGCCAGCTGGACGGAAGTACTGTCCGAACTTGTCTTGATCGTATGCTTCACCATCAACACTTGCTTCAAACATTTCTTTCATCACTTTGACTTCAACATCGCTTGGCTTTTTAGGAAGGAAATCATTTAAGTTAAACAGACCATTTGATTCAATGGCTTTCATTTCTGTATCACTTAAAGGACGTTCACGTCTTGCCCAACTTGAAGTTGAGTAATCTGCATAACCGCCTTTAGAAGTTTTTGTAAGACGGAAATCAACACCAGCAGTATAATCTGTTGGCAGTTCTTCCATATCAGGATCCATCAATGCGGACTTGATAATTTGGAAAATTTGTGGTCCAATAATGAACCTACGAATTGGATTTTCAGGTGTTGTATCTTCGCTTAATGCATTGTCAGTTACAAACCCTTGAAAGATATAAGATCTTTTCTTCCAATATTTACGACCCATGTCTTCAAGACTTGGATCCTTAAACCAACCACGAACTTCGTTAAGAATTTCACAGCTATCTCCATACATTTCCATACAAGGAACTTGTACCTGTACAGGTCGTGAATCAGTTTCACCTTTGATACCTGCAAACGGAAGTTTGATCATCAAACGTTCTTTCCAGAAAAATGTGTTGGATTCGTCTCCATCTGGTAAAAACCTAACTGTAGTAGTTTGGCCTTCTGTCATATTCCAGAATGGAAAAATTGCGTTGTCCCCGCCGGAGCTTTTTGAACCACCTGTGCGTGATTCTTGTTCTTTCAGTTTAGCTCTGATCTCTGCTAATGTTGCCATAATATGCCTCCTTAAATTTTTGCCTTATAGCTTTGTGCCTAAAAAACATGCACAACAATATACATTGTACATGATATTATTTATAATGTCAAGTAGTTTTTTGCTTTATTTGTGGATTTTGGCTATCTTACGCCAGCAAGTTGCTGAATTCTAGCCATTTCTCTATC